TTAGTTCAGTAAAATGGTTATCAAACAGATAGTCATATTGAATATGCTGCTCCATCAGTTCCCAATCATCCACGGTAATAACACCTTTGAGGATTAATTGAGTCTTCAACATATCATTAAAGAGATGTGAGAACTGCTTACGAAGTCTACCGACAAATTTAATAAACTTGAGTTCGTCACGTAGGATCTCATTAGAGCGTCCTAGACTAAATCCCTTTTCTTCGCCCACGCGAGATGGTGGGAGGTTGAGAGATTTGTAGAGTTTCTTCAGGAAGTATTCAACGTCCTTTAGTTCTCCAAGGTTCTGAGCACCAGGAAGTGTGGTGATTTCTGTACCTCTACCACCTTCGCGGCGAGGCAACCAGAAATCTTCCAGCATACTCATGAACTTTTTATCGTCACGAATCTCACCAGTGCTGGCATCATATACCAGTTTATTTCTATAGCGAGACATAACCTCTCTGAGGTATTGCTCTGCCTTAACTTTAGGAAGATTACCAACATCAATGTAGAAAATTCTACGCTCAGGAGCGCGTGACATTCTATAGATAACCAGAGAATCTTCAATCATTCTCAATTGGTTAACTGCCTTCAATGCCTTATGAAGATAAGACAATGGCAGATTTTGATTCATGTCCATCAGTCCTGACGTGCAGAACGTAATCGCATCGGGTGCAATCTTCACACCGAGTTGATCGTTCCCTGCAAGACTAACCGCTGCTTTGTGGTTGAATATTCCTTTGGGATTGTAAAGATAGTATTCGTTTACATCACCATAGTTTAGTTTTTGATTATCTCCTTGTCCAGCAGTGGGTTTCTTCTTAACCTCACGCATTTTTTTGACCTTCATTGGGTCAATGTAGCGAAGTTCTTTAATCCCTTCAGTGGGTTTATTTACATCAATTACCTTATGGTAATAAAGTCTTCCGTCAATATACCAACGTCTAAAAATATGATAGCATTTTTTATCAAACTGCAGTAAGCGTTTGATCTCATTAAATTCTTCTCTGATTCTCTTCTTGATTGAATCGCTTTGATCAAGATTAGAGAGTTCAATTTCTACAGGTGAATCATCACCATCCGCAACAATTGCTTCGTTGACTACTTCATCAATTGCGGAGTCAACTTCAGGGTGCAATGAGACTTCACGATACTTTCGGATCTGCTGAAACTCATTTTTGGATACGCCCTCCATGTCAACGTATTGACCGTAATAACCTCCAGCAGAGATTGTTACGGTCCCGTCGTCATTATTAGGAGCAACAGGAGATACTAACCCCTGCTGCTTCTTTTTCTTTTGGTCTCCTTTATCAAGGGAAAACCCAAATAACTCCGCCATTGTATAAAGTTAACTACGTTTACTGTAGTTATTTATTCAGGATCAGATAGAAGCACCAGCGCCAATATCTACAGTGCTATCAGATTTCTTAGATTCCCACCAGTCATACTGGAATTCAACAGTGTATTCAGCAATAGTATTATTGTTGTCATATGACAAATCAATCTGAGCAATGTTAGTTGGGAAAGCATTCTGAAACTCATATGATCTCACAACGCTATGTGGATCAGTGAGTGATGTAGCAGTGCTTGTACCACGTTCCAGTTGTGAAACTTTTAGTGTGGAAGCAAAATCATCTGTGTAACCTGCACCGTTTTCATGCTTATTCAATTTGTTCATCCACTTTTCAAAGTATGCTCTTACTGACATGTCCTCATCAGCCATGACTGTAATAGTCCATGATTCAAACGTTCTGTCACCAGGAAGTTTGATAACTCTACCTCTGAAAGGAACTTCTACAGTTCCGATTGTACTAGCAGGAATGCCAGCAGAACGACAGAGGAATGTGAAATCGGCGTCTGATCCTTTTACTGCTGCTACATCATCTAAATTAGATTCCAGGTTTGTTACCTGGACCATGAATAAATTGGGGCGGATACCGTATCCAATTTTGTTCTTGAATGAAGTTAAGTTTGCCATTGTTTGATTATCTCCTTAAGTGTATTTATTTTCTAATCAAACTCTGCCGATAACTTCATTAAAGCTAACACCACTGCGAGTAGCAACGAATGTTAGAGTAATGAAATTAATAGAGCGAGAAGGTTTGATGTAGATGTCAGCAACAAATTCATTACGATCAATAACATCAGGGGTGTTATTTGACGTATCCGCAACTATGAGGAAATCAGTCATACCTCTTCTTGCTTGGATATCACGCATGTAGTTATTAACCTGCGTGGAGAAGTTCAAGCGAGTAGTCTCATCATTTAATTCAAACAGAACGTTTCTTGAGAAGTTCTTGACTGTTCTCTCAAGAATGAGGAACAAACGGCGAACGTTAATTCTGTCAAAGGCAGAAGGACTGCGAAGAGCAGTTTTGTCGCCAAACAGAACGATACCCTGACCAGGGAACGAAACGATTGGATTGACACGATTAGAATAGAGATCATCTCTCTGTGCTTTATTTGGATTAAATGCAATCTTAATTGCATTTCTTAGGTTTCCTCTATTGAAACCAGCAGGGGAATACCATGCTTCCGAGACAGCAGTTGTGTTAACACAAAGACCAGCCATGTCAGCATTGGTTGGAATATAACGATATTGATCGTTAAATCTGTCGTAGATATACTTGTAGTTGTTATCAAATACAGCGTAAGAAGAACTATCGCTAATTGCCTCAAAGAACTTAGTTACATTCTCTGCTTGAGCAGATGTTGTAGAAGCATTTGCGCCAACAACATCAGATCTTTGTGGTGAAATGAAGGCGATGCAATCTTTTCTCGTGTTAGCAAGGTTGATCAGTGCGTTTGCTTTGGCAAGGTTTGATGGTCCTGCAAGAACGTAGTCAATCGTGATAGTTTCTGTGTCACCAAAAACATCAAGATAAGTTTGAGTCTCATTACCAACAGTATAAGTGTTGTAATCAGTACCAGCAGATAGTGTATACGAACGAGGACCGTATAAGTGGAATGAAGAAGCAGCAGTGGCAGAACCTGTAATTGCTACAGAACCAGTATAGCTGTAAACATCAGATCCATCTTCATATGATCCAAGAAACACATACTTGGAACGACCCTTGATTACATCTTTATAATGATTTGCTTCACCTTCGCTGGTTCTAGCACCAGGAGCTTTTGAAACGTAAAGAATTTTTTCTAGAACAGAATTTGCTGTTCCAGTAATACCACCTGTTTTATCAAGAACTACGACGTGCATCTCATCGTTAGCACCACCACGAGACGCGACAAAAGGAGAAGTACCAGGACGAGGAGCAAGTGCATTCCATTTGATGCCTCCAGCAACAGTATATTGCATGTCATACCAGTTGGCGACACTTTCAACATTTTCTGTGCTTACTGTTCCGCCTTGTACGAATTTAGCAGAACCGGCATCAAGAACGACAGAGACTTTCGTTGTGTCGCCAGTGTTATCTTCATATGCAACACCAGTAGCAGTTCCGTCAGTAACTGCGTCTCCTTGTGAGAATGCTACACCGTTAGCAAGTGTCAGAATTTGATCTGCACCACTGTCAATGGTTACAACCTGAAGTGCGTTTCCATGAGTTCCTGGAGTTCTTGCAGCGAAGTCATAAGATTGAGCACTACCTTCAATGTTTGCTTCGTATGCAGCACGGTTGTTAATTTTTACCGTTGCGACTGCTGCTGAGTTAGCATTTGTGAGATGAGTTGAAGATGCATCAGCAATTCTAGCAACCTGCAGGTTACCACCATAGTTAAGAAACTCAGAAGCAGTAAACCAAAACTCGTAATTATCTGCAGTAGGTTTACCAAATTTTTCTACTAATTCTTTCTCACTCGTAACTAATTCTGCTGCGCCGACATCCCCTTGCAGGAAAGGTGCAGCAATAGCGCCGATGTTAGTGATTGTTTCTTGGAGACGTGAATTAGTAAAATCGCGCTCCTGAACAACAATCCCTGGCGATACTTGTGTTGCCATGTTTACCCCTAAATTTCAGAAATTTGTTCTGTGATTATTTATTAAAACCTATCTTTTAAGAGGGGAAACAATGCATGAACTACCAGTCTGGATATGACCAACTACGGTTGTCACTACGTTTTCTATTTTTGGTTACTCTATCTACAGTACATTCCTTACACTCATAGGCATATGCTGAAGGTGTTGCTCTTCCTTTTCTGGTTCTATAGAAATCGCTAATTAATTCTTTAATTTTCCCACAAGATTTACATTTTCTTTGGGTAAAAAGTAGGTGTTCTAATTCAAACTCCTCTTCAAAATTCATTATAGATAAGAACCCATGTAAGTAAAGTCAGAAGCTACATCACCATACTCATCTAAGAACCAACGATCTCCTTCTTTATCCACAAAACTTTCTTGTTCTTCTAGACCATCGGAAACAAAACCGAATGGTGCCATGTCCTGCTCAATCTGATTCTTTTGCTCATCATAGATTCTTTGACGAACATCATTGTCCGTCATTTCTTTAAAGTAATCTTGTACTGCTAACCATGCAAAAATTACTAGACACATCGCAAGATCATCATGACATCCTTCTTCTGCCTCAAACGATTCACGTTTAGAGATGAATGTCGTGAGTTCTGCGATAGTCTCATAGTCTGGGATGACTAGTTTGTCATCCTCAATAAAAGTCTTTAGGTTCAAACATCCAATCTTCTTCACGGTCTTAGACATCTTAACGCCAAGTTGTGTTTTCTTTCCAGAGAATCCTGTTCCAACAATCTGACCAGCACGTCCTCTCATGGCACACATAAGAATATGATCATACTCCAGATCATAATGCATCATAGATGCTACCTGATCTCCAATATCATTAACTTCAGTTAAAATATATGCTCTATTATATCCATTGGCAATATCAACAATAATTGTAGGGAACATGATAGCTTTGATTTCATTGTTCCTGTATCGTGCTACCAACCTGTAAGGGAACTTTGTAATGTCAAAAACCAAAAATGCGCTATAATCACTGCCCACACCACGGGCAACGTCAACAGTAACAATGTAATCGTGGTCCTTTTGCGGGTTTTCATATACTACTAAACCTTTGTTATTACTAGTGATAGGATCATCATACACCATTGTTCGCAATTTGCTTGCAGCAATTAACGTATCTACAGATCCCAGAAACTCACACTCAAATTCTTGAGTGAACTGTCGCTGGGAAGTGTTTGCAATCGTTTGTGCTTTCCAGTTGGCATCTCTACCAGGAACTTGACTCCAGTGTACTTCTGTGGTGATATATTCGTTCTTACCCCTTTCAGCATCATGCCAAAGTTTGTAGAACATATTCATCCCGTTAGGGGTGGAGATGATAATAACCTTGGTAGACTTACCAGAGGAGATCGTAGGGTATACTGAGGAGAAAAACTGCTCGGCAATGTGAGTTGGAACGAAAGCAAATTCGTCCAGGAAGATGATGTTGAATGACATACCTCGGACAGCAGAACTAGAAGTAGATGCTGCCATGATCTTAGAACCATTCTCAAGTTCTAGAGATCCTTTATTCCATGACACAATACCTTGCTGCATCCACTTAGGAAGGTTCTCATAAGCAAGTTGCAACCTACCGAGAAGTTCTCTGGATGTACTTAGTTTGTTTGCTAGGATACCGATGTTGACATTATCATTAAAGATACAATAATGCAGCAGGTAAGAAACCACAGTGGTACTCTTACCAGTCTGACGTGGTAACTTAGCAATGTTAAAACGATTGCCATGGAACCTTTCAATCATCTCTTCTTGAAAGTCCCACATCTTAAATGGCACCAGACCCTCATCTAGTGACACAATCTTGATATAATTTTTAGTAAAGTAGACGGGATCGTCAGCACATTTCAACCACTCCTGAACCTGTTTAGGAGTGAAACTCATTTCCACGTTCGCCGCTTTTAGATTGGGCGAACCTTTATAAACTTTATCAGCCATTTATCAACAGTTCCAAGCTCTCAGTGATTTATTGATCCTGCTATCGGGATCTCTAGATGTTTTCTTACTAGTCAATTTCTTTTTCATACCCTTCATTCTAGCGCAGAAGGATGCCCTCCTGGGATTTCCAACCTTTTTGCTTGGTGCTTTAAGGTCAGATCCTGGATTTTCCTTTTCATAAGATCTGCGTCCTTTTGCGTTAAGTCCTCCTGACTTACTTTTTCCTGACTTTTTTGTCCAGGCTGCTCCTTCTTGGGTGAGTTCAAATTCTTCTTTAGCAGTCCTCTCCGACTTTTTGAAAGCATCCTTGTCTGGATAATCGGAGGATCCAGGTTTAGCAGGTGCTTCTCCACGCTTTCTTTTAGCGTGAATGTTAGCATAAAGTCCACGTTTCGCTTCGCTTAGTTCTCTAAATTCTTTAAATGACTTCATGCCAGCAGGGAGGGTTTACTAGTTTATTTATTCAATCAAGGTATGCGATAGCAGATGCCCATACAGAAGCAGAAGAACCTGTAGTTGCTTCAAGAGTTTCTGCAGGAAGTTTTTTTACCTCAACACGCTCACCAGCGGCAAGATAAAAATTATTTCCATTGCTATTGACAATCAAGCAAGCAGCACTATTAGTGTTGACAACTGAAACTAATGTTGCTGAAGATACATTGCTTGCTGCAGAGTCAAGATCGACAGCAACTGATACGGGTTTGATAATCATTGTTCTGTAATTTTTAATTATTTATCTTCTAATTTATTTTTTGCTTGCTTCAACATCTTAGCAAGATCAGCAGTAGATCCTACAAACATAGTATTATTAACTGTTGTTGGTCCTTTCTTTTCTTCTTGACCCAGATCTTTCATCTTCTTCTGAAGATCAGATAATTTATCAGTGATGTCAGCAACGTTCTTAATGCCCTGGAAGGCGACTTCATATGCTCTTGGGTGATTGCTGCTCCTAGCAACGTCAAGCAACTCCTCAATGGCAACCTGACCCTTCTGAATGAGTTCATATAACTCACCACGGGCATACTTATAATCTGTCTCTATGTCAGCACTAGTAACATCAACCTTTTTGGGTTTAGGTTGCTCCTCTTCATCCATAGGAGTGATGTCAAAAACATCTTCCATGTTCTGTTGAAATTTATTGTCCATGATATATCATCCCCTCATTAAATCCGAAGTCATCATCTGGTTGTAGCAAAGCATCATCAGCAGCATTAATAACACCATCAGTGTTCTTATCTTCTAATGCTTTAGGAGTAACATTATACTCAAGTGCTCTTTGATTAGTATTTCTATCACCAACAAGGGTAGTAGCAATAGACTTTCTAATGATATCATTAGCAGCAACAGGACCATACATAAAGGTCTTGACGCTAAATCTTAATGTATAATAAATGTATCTTCTGGTAGAGTAATCACCTTCATAATCATCAGTAAAATCAATACTTTCTAAGATAATTGGAATATCTCTTTTCTCATTCATTTCTGGAATGAGATTGACAGTCATGGTAAACTGTGGTTGAAAGAATGGTAAAATCTGTTCGATAATTTGAAGAGCATCATCTTGAGATTTTGCGATGGCATTAAGTTCAAATCCAATAGTATAAGGAACGGGAAGATACTGCACCTTAGTAGTGGTTGTTTCACCATCACCAACTGCTCGGTTCCTTT